AACTTGATTAAAAATCAACTAAAAAAATAAATTAAAATAATGGAAAACAATAAGAAAAAATTATCATTTGCTTATGACTTGACGGCTTTGCCAACTTTTAACAGTTATGGTTCAGACATGTTGATTAAAGCAATCTTGGGATTGACCTTACCAAAGTATGCATCTATCAGAGCAAACTTGAAAGGTACTACTGAAAAAGTAGGTTTTGTAACAAACGATATTTATTTGCAGGATTTGAGTTGTGGATTTGACCCATCAGGTACAACTACACAATCATTAGTAACTGTAGATTTATGTAATAAAAAATTGAATCAGACACTTTGTCCTTACAGTCTCTACGACACATATTTGTCTCAATCTTTATCAAATGCGAACTTTCACGAAAGTGTACCATTTGAAGAGGTTATCTTGACGGATATTTCAAATAGAATTGCTAACCAAGTTGAAAAACAACTTTGGCAGAACACAACTACAAGCGGTGGAACTTATGGTTCTGCATGTTTCGCAGGTGTAGGTCAGTTGGTTACATCAGGTAATGGTGCAACTCAAATCCCTTATTCAGCATCTACTCCGTCTAATGGACTTGATGTCTTTACAACTATCTACCAAAACATCCCTGCAAATGTATTGCACATGGATGACTTGGTGATTTTCACATCATACTCTAACTACAGAGGATTAGTTGCATCTATGAGAAACAACTCATTCGTGAACTTGTTTACTATGGATACTGCGGGTTCTACAAGTGGTGAAGACTGGTCGTTAATGCTTCCTGGTACTAATGTTAAAGTTATTCCAACTGTAGGTTTGGATGGTGTATCAGCGTATTATGCTGGAAGTTCGAGCTATTTTATGTTTGGAATGAATGCTGAAATGCAGACAATCAAATCTATCTATGACCCATTTGAGGACATCGTTAAGATTAACGCACACGTAACTTACGGATTAGGAATATTTGATGTAGCATCTTTCTGCGTTTGTAAATCTTAATCCATAAACTATTAACTTATAAAGAAATAGAAAAATATGGCAGCATGTTACATTTCCACAGGTTACACATTAGATTGTAGAACAGCCTCAACAGGTGGTATCAAGACAATGTGGATTTTAGGTGGAGCAGGAAATCAAATTACTGGTTATACAGTAACTAACTCAATGGTTAGTGCAATTAGTGGTGTTGGTACTTGGTTTCAATTCCAATTACCAAAACAATCAGGTTCTTTAAGTGAAACTTTAGGTGTAAACACTACATCTCAATCTGTAACTTTCCAACCTGAAATTGTGGTAAACTTACCAAAGTTGAATACTAACTTAAGAGATACTTTCGTAGATTTAGTATCACAAAATGAAATCTACGCTTTGATTGAAGATAACAACAATAGATACTGGTTAGTATTCTTGGATAATGGTGGTTTAGTTACTGCTGGTTCGTTGAATACAGGACAGGCTTACACTGACTTGAACGGAGCAACTGCTCTTACAATGACTGGTGGAGAACCTACCTCAATCAGAGAGGTTGATGTTACAACAACTATCGCAGCAGTATTTACTGCGGGTGGTTTCACATTCCAATCATAAAAAAAACAAGATAATTATAGGGGAGTTAAACGCTCCCCTTTTATCTTAAAGCCAAGTATATTTATCATAGATGCCACCAAATCCGTATAGAAGACAACCGAACATCAACGACATGATGTATCCAAAAGGTTCAAAACAGCCAAGACAAGTATGGGCTGCGGTTATGAATGTTCCACAACCTTCATCAGGTGCTGCGGTAACACCTACACCAACGGCCACTTTACCAGTTACTCCTTCACCGACTCCTACTACTACTTTAACCAGCACACCTACACAGACATCTACACCTACTAATACTCTAACATCTACGCCTACACCGAGTCCAACAACTACTTTAACATCAACTCCTACACAGACATCGACTCCAACCACAACTTTAACATCCACACCTACACAAACACCTACAACTACTACAACTTTAACATCTACACCTACACCGACTACAACTCTTACTTCAACGCCTACACCGAGTCCAACAACAACACTTACATCGACTCCAACACAAACACCTACAACCACTACAACTTTAACATCTACGCCTACACCTTCACCCACCACTACTTTAACCAGCACACCTACACAAACACCTACAACCACTACAACTTTAACATCTACACCGACTCCTACATCAAGTCCAATTCCAAGTGGAACAACATTAGCAAATGAGTTCTTAGCAAGAGTTGTATCAACAGGAGGAACATTAAACTCAACCATATCTGCGGCAACACAAACGATGTTTAATTCGTTAGTTTCAACAGGATTATGGGAGGATATATCACTATTCTATCCAATTATTGGTGGTATTGCTACCGCTCATGCTCAAGCGGCAGGACAACAATATAGTTCATCTTATAACGGAATATTTAATGGTGGGGTAACCCATAGTTCATCAGGTATGACCTTTAATGGTGTGAATGGATATATGGATACGAATTGGGCTATTAGAGACCAATTAGGTGCAACATCATTAGTATCTATTGGAGGATATACAAACACCTCTTATTTGGAAGTGTTAATGGGTTGTTTGAACGGAGATGCTTCAACACTTACTCAATTACGATTAGATGTCCCTGTAGGTCAAATATCAGCATTACCAGGAACAACTTTAGCAGGAGCCAACACAACGGCTATGACTGGTAGTTCAGGAACATTTATCACTTCAAGAACAGGAACAACGGCAACATTTGTATTACAGAATAATGTTATTACAAATCTAACTCAAGCATCAGGTTTAACTGACGCAGGTAGAACGATGTGGGTTGGAGCAAGAAACTATAGTGGAGCACCATCATACGGAACAGGTAGAGTGGCATTTGTATTTATGGGTAAAACTTTAACCGCAGCAAAGGCAACGACCTTAAAAGGTATAATACAGACATTCCAAACAAGTTTAAGCAGACAAGTATGATACAAGTAGGATTATTAACAATACCCGAAAAAGATTCTTTATTGGGACACAAATATAACGAAGACACATATTTTAATCCAGTCCAAGATACAAACGCAGATTGGATAATTTCAACTGAAGAAATTGACTATTGTATAAATCCTGATTTTGATTGGGTTAAGACATTGCCGTTAATTGAATGGACAGGACCATATATTCCAAGTATATCAGGAACAACAGGTTATGTTGGTTCATAAACAAGTAATAATGGATGGTGTTCAATATGAACATTATCAAATAAAAAAGATTGAGTGGGACTTGGAAACTTTAATCATAGGGGTTATGGTAATCTACTACGATAATGAAAACAAGTTTGGCTCAAGAATAAAAACATACTACTTCAATGTTGGAAACGAAATTGATGTTGATGATTTAATAAAACAAGTAAAACAGATTCATGCCACAGGTATTTTATAGGAAAAAGTTTAGTGATTATCTTGGAGAACAACGAGCGATAGATGATATCGTTACATTTTTTACTGCCAATATTCCACCAAGCCCAACAGGGACACCAAATCCTACACCGACTCCTACAAGTACTCCAATCGTTACAACGCCGACACCGACACCATCACCAACGACTACCTTGACTCCGTCACCTACAACGACATTAACTGCGACTCCTACCACTACACCTACACCTACTACCACTTTAACACCTTCACCTACTTCTACTCTTACACCTTCACCTACTACCACTTTAACACCATCACCTACTTCTACTTTAACACCGACCCCGACAACAACATTAACGGGAACACCTACACCGACTCCAACAGCAAGTGTTGGACCTGTTGCTAATAAATTACAAGCCGAAAACTCTGATTTCTTACAATCAGAAAATGGAAACGATATAAACATTGAAAATTAAAAAAACAAATTAAAATGGCGAACACAAAAATTAGTCAATTACCTCTTTATTCTGGCACCGCTGCGGATTTAAGATGGTTCGTAATGAATAACAGCGGTGAAACTGAAACATTTAAGTTTAGTGGATTTACAAGTCCATTTAAGGCTGCAACTCAACCTAATAGTGTAATAAGTAATTATTCAACAACACAACCATTATATCCATATACACAGGTATTAGGTGGTAGTGGTAATACCTTTACATCATCATCAAATACATTTGTTTCAATAGAAGATTTTGATACAACATTTGCTCCCGTATTAAATTATAATGCTGGATTAGCGGGAATATCAATTGGTAATAAAAACTCATCATTAGCAGGTGGTATAAACATAGCAAACTATGGTACTACAAATACATCTACAAGTGATGCTGGAACATATATTGATAATATTAATGGTACTATTAACGCACCAGGTCATAGTGTTATTATTGGTAATGCTTTACCAAACTTAAATGTTTCGGGTTCTATCGCTATTGGGGCTTATCAACCAATCGCTACAGGTGGTTCTATTAGAAGTATATTTTTAGGTGGTTACAGTAATACCAAAAATAATGATGGTGATATAAATAGTTTTATTGGTTCTTCATCTTGTACTATTGGTGGAACTACAAATTGGGGAACAATCATCAATTCTAATAGTTCTACAATAAATGGTGGAAATTATAATTCAATTATTGGAAGTAATACTAATGCAATAGCAGGTTCTACTAATACTACTATTCTTGCGGGTTATAATAATAGTGTTACCGCATCACTAATAAGTCTTTTTGCAGGAACACAAGACAATGTAGTTACATCAGCAGGTTATACTTATGTATTAGTTGGTGGTGGATATAATACTGTTAATGCTACTAATGCATCTGCGGGTAATGCGATGTATTCTTCTTATTTCTGTAGTGATACAACAGTAAATGATGGTTCTGTTATTGGTTCATCTAACAACTGGTTTGCTGGTTCAAGGAATTGTAGTCAAACTGGTTATGGAAAACATAACTGGATTACAAACTCATATAATTCAAGTATTTCAAATAATGTTAGTACTGATGTTCGTGAGTGGTTTAACAAAATTGATTCTGCCGAATCATCACAATTGGTTAAAACAAAATCATCACAAATTATTGGTGGTTTAACTAATGTAATAACATCAAACGATTATTCTGCAATTATTGGTGGAACAGGTAATACGATGGCGTCTTCAATTTCCGCAGCAAACGGAAAAGGAAACTACATTATTAACTCAAGAGATTGTAAGGTTGAAAAAGACGGACAATACCAATCAAATAATGTGAATTATATCGGTTGTGATAATGTTAGATTAGAAAACTTAAATGA